GAATTCAGTCGTGACCCTCCACCAATTCCACCGTTCCCGTTCAGTTCAAATGAACCATCATTGTTCATAATTGTGCCTGAACGTCCCGCAACATAGTTGGCGGAATACCATGAGCCAACCTTGGCAAGAGTTATGGATGCGTAGTTAATGAAGGCATCATTTATGAAAACCTGGCCATTTACCGTTGCGAATGCTAATTGATAGTTCCCAGCATTACTTCCTGTGTAAATCCCGAACTGATCTGCGTTAAATGCGAGAGTTGACTTGTATGAATTTCCGGATGGTTCAATCCCAATTGCCATGCCGGCCCCATAATAAACACCACTTCGGGTAACCCCCACCCTCAATGTATACGATGCTTTTGCAGTTCCATTATCGGTTACGGTTGCCGTGAGCTTTTCATTTACGGCAGCATTAAGATCGCCTATCTCTGCCTGAACCTGAGTTTCAAGCTGCGCCATGGCCTCTGACACTGTCGCAATAGTTGTCTTAACCACAACGATGTCAGACCTTACCTCTCCGTTTATTGCAAACTGGTGATCAACCGTAGCGTTGTTATCAAGCGCATTTTGAAGCATACCCTCAATA